TTTGAAGTTTTTATCCCTTGCTACCCCATCTGAGTTTTTAGTGTCACTAAACAAAAGTATAGTAATACTAAACAAGGGTGCTGGGGTGTGCGTTACGTGGAGGGGAACTCAAGTGAAGTACAGTGCGGGTGTGGGGTGATCACTGCTACTCAGTAGAATAGTGTTCTGTGCTGTGCGCGGGTCTGGGCTGCCGGGCCATGACCTGCCGGGCCATAGTCTGCCATAGCCGAGAGGGACAGACCGGGGAGGAATGGGACAGTGTTTCACGTGAAACATAGGAATATACAAAATACAGTATATTGTTACTTCGCATAATATTTCTTATCCAATTTTTGATGTTCAACTGAGTATTAACAAAAAGGGGTGGTTAGTTCCCCTTTCCGTAAATACTATTCATTTAACAAGTATATTCTGTTTCATAGATCTTTCCACTCCATTTCTAGGGTATTAACTTCCCCTTTTTTATTTTTAAACATGATTTTCACATATTCATTTTCAGTCCCGATATCGTCTATTTCTAATGAAATGTCGGTTATAGAACCTGTTGTAATTAAATCTTCAACGACTTCTAATGGGTGCTTGGTTGTAGGGATCTCAGCGATTGATTTTTTAATCCACATAATGAACCTCCTAAAATAAAAGTGCGGACAGAATCACCCTTAACGCACGGATTTCAACCCTTTTCTGCTCCGGAGGTGTTTTTCAACCTTGAAATCCCGGCACAGTTACGATAATAGTATGAATTGCCCACACTACTATTATAGCATACTTATGATCGGATTTCAAACGGCCTTTTTACAAGGACGATTCCACCCGGGACATGGGAAGGGACTAATTTCTCTCCGGTAATAAAACCGATTTTGAAATTCTTGAAGGTGACTGTTTCTTTGATGTTGTCAGGCATACCAGCGCATTTTATATTCTTTTCAAAGTATTTTCCTTTTGATGTATAAACGAACGCTCGTTTCCCATTGTCTATGAATTTTTTATAAGTTTGTTCGTCAATTTCTATAACCTCGATGTAGGTTTTTGCACGGATAAATCGTGCTTTGCAGAATGTGCTTTCATGTTTCCAAGCGCCTAATCGGCTTTCATGGATATCAATGTCCGGGATTTCTGTTCCGACTAAATGAATGCTGTCGGTATCGCAATAAATAATCCGGTCGTAAAGTTTCTGCGCGGTTCTGATCGTCACGTTTCTGGCGTAGGCGGTGATAAAGCTTGCAAGCGGAATATAAATCGGGTCGGAAAGTTCCTGTGCTGTCTTTGTCACTTCTTCCCCATTCTCATTGATGACCGTATAGGTTGGCAGTTTATACCCCACGCTACCATCTTCTTTCAGATACGGAATTTTGCTTGTTACGTCTGGATTTTTCCCAAACTTTCCATATAAGCAATTTAGCATATCTTTTGCATTTTGCTTTTCGCTTGGAGTAGTTGCGTTGACTTTCGCCTGACCCCATTTATTAATATACTCGGTGAACAGGTTGTTTGACGCTTTGAACTTTAATCCTCGAACTCTTTCAAGGTCATAAACGTCATAGTGATCAAAGAATAATTGCAGATCGACGGAGGTCATAACCATGGCGACAGGTTCATCCTGCCCTAAACTGTTAACGCTGGTTGTCAGATATTCTGTCGAACAGTTCCGGAACATGAAGTTATTTTTTAGCTGAATCGTCGGGATATGGTTCTTTTTAACACGGAATCGACAACGGATATATTCAATGAATAATGGATATTCCGGGTCGTGTTGATATTCCCCTTCATAGGCGATCGGATTTCCATAGGGTAGCGTTTCAAGCAACATTCTCGATGGGTATAAGCTGTTCACATCAAAGACAATTCCTTCTTGTATCCGTTTGTTTTGAAACTTGGGATTGACCCAGACGAAACCTCCCTTGTAGGATTGCCTGCAATCTTTATCCAGATTCAGGTCGAGGATAGGAAACCAACTGTCGAATGTCTTTTTTCCGATGATTTCTTTATAATCGGCCAATGCGTCGCTGGCTCGCGTCATTTTTGTCAGACCTGCGTCGAGTTTTCCTTTTAAGGCTAACGCGACAATTACAACGTCATTTTTTAGATATTCGATTTCTTTTTGCGTCAGCTCATGACCGATTGGACGGAATAAGTCATAATCGATATGACCTTTTAGTTTCTTAATCGGCAACTTAAAATCTTTAGCTATCTTATCAACGCTGAATGGGAACTTTTTCATATTGTCTAATATTTTCAGCGTTTTGCCATTTTTGAATGTTATTTTAAGACTGTAAAATATCCCAGTCTGGCTAATAACAGTTGTAAACGTTCCACGTTCTTTTTTCTCACGATGTTCAAAACCATGTGTTAAAAGCCAATGAATAACGAATTCGCTGTCGAACCCTGCATTATGAAACCAGTGAGTGCTATTTTCATTTTTGAACCGTTCGATAAATCCATCTAAAGTATTTCCATATTCAAACGTATTGAAGGGATCGTCGATAGTACAGCTTCCCCACGCCCACACCCGGCAATCGTTCGGGTCGGTGGTTGTTTCAAAGTCTGAACTATATACATTCACATTCTGCTACTCCAAGCATTAATGACACGGTTTAATTTTTCAGCTTCGGAATAGTTCGGGTCTTTTGTGTAGTTGTAGGTAATCGACACGATATCATCACTATAATACGCTTTCATGAATTCTTGTAAATCCATTTCTTTTAATTTTTCTTGCAGTTCTTGAACTTCTTCCGGCACGATATCGCCATAAGCGGTCGACAGGGATTCAATGTAATTCTGTTTTAATCGTTCATCCCTTTCCTGCCAGTATTCTTCTTGTGATTGTTGGTTATAACGAACTAATAATTCTTGTAAATGTTTTTCATCCCGAATGTCATTCGCCGTTAAATTGCGGGGTAACAGTGGGTCGAACTTCGTATTTCCAAGTCTTACAGCTTTAAGGCTACCAGCGATTGCGCCTACGGTGTTTCCTGTCGGTCTTCCTGCCGTTGTGAATTCGCTTTCTAACGCTTCTCCATATCGTTCTTTTACTAACCTGTTTCGTCGCATGATCGCTTCTTGTAATCTTCCGTAATCGCTCGCGGGTAATAGTTTTTTCGTTTTACGGTTATAATAGTATCGTGTTTTTGAAATCTTATTCTGTTCTTCAAGATATTTTTCAATTTGCTTTTTGCTACTAAATTCTTTTGGTTGTTTCGTTGGCAAGATCACGTCAAAGCCTTTGGCCTTAAGTCGTGACTGCTTCGCTTTAATCCTGCGGTTAGCTTGTTGGATTAACTGCTTGTCCTCCATAGAAATCTTAAATCGTCTAGGCATGTATAAACTCTGCTCCCTTTCTGGATTCTGAAACCTCGTTTTTCCTTTTTCGCGTAATGAAGGATATCAAATATCGGGTAGAGGTTCGTTGCTTCGTTTAAGCCAAGCTTATATTCCTTTGTAATTCTATTTTCATCCAAGTATTCTTCAAAACTTTTTTGCGTCGCTTTGGAAGTAAAGAAGAACAAAAGATCATCGCAGAAAATAGATTTATAAGAAATAAGGGTGCATATATCTGAATCATGGATTGAGATATAAACACCCTTTCGCGTCTTCTTATTTATACTCGATTGCGACGCTCAAGAAACGATAACCGCGACGACCTGTTTTTTCAACGATCTTCAACGGCAACGGTTTGGAATACGGTGGCATACCGACAATCGGGAAAATCATTTTTAGCGCACTCATCATTCCTGTCGATGTCGCACCGTAGGTTTTCCCCTTATCGTCGATCAGAATGACGCGGGTCTGAGGAATCATGTTCCCCTGTTCGTCTGCCATTTCCACGGTATGTGCGATTACGTCCGTGACGTTGATCACTTCATTTTTATGGTCTGCGATACGTTCATCCGTGTTGTTAATTGCGTTAAAAATTCTGGCTTTGTCCTTATCGTCCTGCGGTACGATAGAGCAATACATTGTTGTAACTTCGCCTGTTAATTCATCAATCGCAGTAGTTGTTTTTGTCATGACTTCGTTTGACATTATTCGTTGCCTTCCTTTTCGTTAACTTCTTCTGTAATCAAATTAGGATTGCTCAGGAAATCTGAGGTGGGGATTGACGCTTTAACGGTAGCGCGAGTTGAATTGACGATAATATAATTATCATGTCCCAAGCGTTCCTCGATCGCCTTTCTCAAGGAAAAATCACTCTTGAAAGCTCCGGGGATTGTAATTTCAAATGGGTCTTCAAGAATAACTCTTTCTGATTCAAGGTCGAATCGTGTGTTTTGTAATGTTACGATTGTCACTGTCATGCGGTGTGTAATTCTTTCTGTCATGTTCTGTTTCTCCTTCTAGGGGTTCTTCCCCTATAATTATATTATCATAAGTATACTATAAAGTCAAATTAAAAGTAATTTAAAAAGTACAATTCAACCGTGTTATAATAAGGATAGGAAAGGAAGGTGCTTAAGCTATGGGAAGATGGACAGGGACAGAATTTGAAGAATTTCTAGATCGTTATTCAAGTTCTGAGCTGGACGACAACGGCAGAATCGCACTCCGTCAGGAAGCGCGCGACAAATGGTCAGAAACTGAAAATGAATTCGGCGAGCTGACTTCCAAAGTTGAAGACTTAAATGGTAAGTATACCGAAGCGACAAAGCTTAACTTTGAACTGTCTAAGCGACTACGGCCGGAAGGCAATGCTAAGAACAAAAACATGGCAGGCGAAGAAGAAAACGCCATGGAAAAATTAATCGCCAAAATTAAAGGAGAGTGAGAAAATGCCTACGAAAGTAACGAATGAAGAAATTTTGAATGCTGTTCGTCAGGAAGCTTCCAGTGACTATCAGTCACACGTGCCGATGGCAACGGCAGAAAATCAAGTCTTAATCGGTCAGACGTTAACGACAAACCAGAGTTTACTGAATGAATTCGTGCGCTTGTTGAACCGTGTCGGCAGAACCATTATCGCAGATTACGAAGTAAAGAATCCGCTGGCAGAATTTATGATGGAGTTACCGTTTGGCGCGTCGGTTGCGGAATGGCAGGTCAACCTTGCGAAGGCGGAAGCGTATGACCCATATCTGGAAGGAAATGACCTTTACAAACTGAGAATTCCGGATGTTGCGGAGTTGTTCCATAACCGACGGATTGAAGAAAAATATCCGGCCACTTTATTTAAACCGGAAATCCGGAAGGCGTTCTTGACGGAATCCGGTATCTATGATTACTATTCCCGGATTGCTAAATCCCTGTATGACGGTGACCGTTTCGACATTTACAAGTATATGAAGGAACTTATTTCTGAGGTCGCGGGAAAAGGTGGTTTCTATACGATTACCATTCCGGATATCAACAGTAAGGAAGCTGCGGAACAGGCCGCCGTTGAACTGCGGGCGATCTCGGGCATGATGGAATTCGTATCCACAAAATACAATAGCATGAAGCGTGATATGGCTACGCCGATTAGTGAACAGATTATTATCACGACCCCGCGCACGCAAGCCTACATGGACGTTAATGTTTTAGCGAATGCATTCCAGATGGACAAAGCGGAGGTTCTGGCGCGTACCGTTGTTATCGACGATTTCAACATGCCGGGCGTTCTGTTCGCAGTTGTTGATCGCCGTTGGTTTCAATGCTACTCAACCTATAAGGAATTAGCAGTAGCTGAAAATGCGTCGCAGGCGTACTTCAATATGTTCTGGCATCATCATAAAATCTTATCCACTTCTGCTTTCCGAAACGCGGTTCTGTTCGTTTCTGGTACACAGACAATCGACACCTACGCATTAACCCCGGCCACGGCAACCGTTGAAAAGGGTGGTTATTTGCAGGTTTACCCGATTGCAACCGGAGAAAACTATCCATCCGCACGGTCAACGTATGCAATCGCAGGTCAGGTAAGCAAGAATACTGTCATGATGGAAAACGGCCTGTTAATCGTCGGTAAGGATGAAACCGCGAAAACGATTACCATCACTGGAACATCTGAGGTTGACACTTCTAAAACTGCAACTTGTGTAGTAACAATCGCGGGTAACTAATTATGGCCGGAATTTGTACTTGTAAAGCATGGCTTATCGCTGGAATCCCTCTTGATCGGAACGATCAGCATCAATTAATCTTTCAAAGTCAGTCCGCACAGCTTGCCTATTTTCAGGGTAAAGCGGTTGCACAGATGGTTGACGCACAGTATATCAAGAAAGACCGGGTGTTGTCGTTTGACCGGGAGGTTGACGGAGTAGACAGTGCGAACTATTTGTTGTTTAAGAATGAAGATTTTGACGGTCGCTATTACTTCGCGTATATCGTCGATAAAGACTATACGAATCCGAATGTTACAAGCGTTATCTTTGAGATTGATTCATTCCAAACCTATATGTTCGACATTGAATATTATTCCAGCTTTGTCGAGTACGAACATGCAGGCAGTGACGAATTATTTGAACACCTGCTCGTGAACAATAGTTTACCGACAGGGCCGATGATTGCCCGGCAACAGGATGGCTGGAGTGAAGTTGCAGAAACTCGTACGCTGGTCGCCGTGTCTAAAAAGTATAAGCCGGATTACCAGCCGGAAAGCTACGGCCCGGAAACGGAACGGCAGATCGGCGGGTCGATCGCAAACGTATTTTCAGGAAATGCTTACTATGCCTTTAATGATGACCAGACCGAAGCCATTAAGGAACTCGTTAAGTCAATGGATGAAAAAGGCTGGGGCGAAGCGATTTCTAATGTCTGGATGTGTCCGGCGTTCACCGTTGGAGGTGCAGGAAGTGGGGCGTTGATTACCAGTCTTCCGGAGCAGAAACTAACGAAAAGCGTTGCGATCAATACTTCCGACATTGACGGTTACACCCCACGGAATAAAATTCTTTTCAACTATCCGTATAACTATCTGGTAGTTTCAACGCAGAACGGACAGTCAGCTGAGCTTCGATATGAATTATTCAGCGGAGGTTCGTGTGAATTTCAAGCCGTAGGAACCCCGCATTGCCCGGCACAGGTTCGGTGTACCCCGTTGAACTATGCTGGACAGATGGCCAATTTTGACGCTTCGATTGTGTTGAGCGGATGGCCGACCTGTACTTGGAACAATGACGCTTTCGCAAACTACTTAGGACAAAACTACAATTCAATTTTAATGGGTGGAATTGTTGAAGGTGCGAAAGCCGTTGCGGGTATTGGCTTAATGGCCGTGAACCCGGTACTTGGCGTTGCAACCGCTACCAGCGCTGGCGTTGGACTTGCGAATCAATTCGCAGACTTGGCTGACAAGTCGAATCGTCCTCCAGTCAGCAGTGGCCAGACAGGAACAGGCGCGTTAAATATGGCCAATAACTTCATGACGTTTGGTTTCTATCCGATGACGATTACCGCAGAATTTGCGAAAGTGATTGATGACTGGTACACCTGTTACGGATACCCGACAATGCGTTACAAAAAGCCGAATCTGTTCAGTCGTTCTAACTTTAACTACGTGAAGACAAACGGAATCCACTTTGGCGGGAATATCCCGTCCGAACACCGGGAACGCATTGCGAGAATGTTTGACCGGGGTGTTACGTTATGGCATGACGGCGCAACAATGTATCGGTATGATTTAGATAATGAGGTGACTGGAATTGTCGAGGAATAAAAGAAATAAGCGATTATTGCTTAACGGTGTAGAATACACAAATATTGCGACGATTCAGGATATCTACAATATGCTATATGAATATCTGGTTAACTTAATCGCGTTGGAGAATTTGCCAGACGGAATATCTGAGCGATATTGTTTGCAGGTCTTGATTGAGCAGGGTTGCCTGTGCTTCTATCGTAACATTGCCCTGAATAAACTGGTTGCACTCTATGCGTCCAACATAGCCGAGGAGGATATCTATGGCGACCCGCAGTTAGTGGTCACGACTTCCCGGAACGGATTAATTCACGACGAAGTCAAAGTCCCGGAAGATGGCGTTCTTGTGTGGGCGAATAAGACGCGTATCCCTATTGTTTACCGTGTCAATATGTATGCTTCAAGATTATTTCAGATTAAGCGGGCACTGGATATCAATATATCCCAGTTCAAGATTCCGCGCGTTCTCTCTGTTCCAAAAACTCAGGTGCAAACCGTACTTAACTTGATTAACCAATTAGACGAGAACCGACCTTTCCTTGTCGTTGATTCTGGTTTAAGCGTTGATAATTGGTCAGTCTTGGCTACGGATGTTCCTTCCCATGTAACGGAACTGATTGACGCATGGAATCAGGAATTGAACTCTTTCTTTAACTGGATTGGTATCAGTTCAAAATCAGAGAAGAAAGAACGTCTTGTCACGAATGAAGCATTTTCCAGTAATGAACCAGTAATATCTGCCCGGCGGTTTATCTTCGGGGAGGTTGAATCTTGTCTTGAGCGGGTGAATGAAAAGTTCGGAACGGATATCCAAGTTAAATTTACAACGGACTGGAGTATGGACGCGTTCGATTATCTTAAAATTTTAGTCGACACGGAAAGTCCGGACAATCTGAGAGGGGATGAAGAAAATGGCTAAGTATACCTTGACTTTAGATACCCTTTCCAAGTATGTTTGGAATGCTACCGGAAACACCCCGCCCGGCTCAAAGAAAGATCGTTTGCAAGCGTTGATCACATGGTTAACCTTAAATGAAGCCGACGCTTACCCGATCGAGGTTGAAGACCACCGTCAGGAATTGAACATGAAAATCTTGAATCATTACTGGTGGTATGAAATCGGCGTTGAAACTCCGCAGTTATTCCGTGATCGACTGCTTGCCAAACTCAATGAGATTATGCCTTATTACAATCAGCTTTACGCGTCAGAACTGATTCAGATCGACCCGATTAATCCGATTGATTACACGGAAACAACCGATCGCACGTTGAAGAATCAACATCAGGACGACAGTAAAGAGGACACGAAAAACACAGGCACAAGCGAAACTCACGGAAGCACGACGCACAATGACTATCCGCGTTCTCAGATTTTCCCAGATCGTGACTATGCCACATGGCGGGATTACAAAGAGGAAAATTATGAGGGGAGTTCCACGGGCGACAGATCGTTGAACAATACGGGTAATTATCAGGATGAAGAAGACATTACCAAGAAGCGTAAAGGAAACTTGCAGTTCAGCCAGCAGACCTTATTAACGCAATACAGGGCGACGTTCCTTAACATTGACATGCAGATTATCGACGAATTGTATGAGTTATTCATGCTCATATATTAGAAAGAGGGGTGAAAGAATGGATAAAGAAGTACCAGTAACAAAACTGCCCGACTATGTATCGCCTTTAAAAACCAGTAGCAACATACCAGTCTATACGCATGTTGTTCCTCTGGTTTTAGAGGATACCATGCAGATGTGGGAACAGTTTAACATCTTGGTCGCCGACTATAACAAACTGGTTGATTATTACAATAGTCTTGTAGAGTATACCAATACGACAAAGGACGCGTTAACCGATGAATTCAACAAGTTTAAGGAAGATTTAGTCGAAACGCAGAATAAATTCATGGCCGACATGACCGACGCTTGGAACAAACAACAGGCAGACTATGAACAGTTTAAATCTGATGTCAACACTGCCATTCAGAACTTTATTTCAGAAATGGAAGGGAAGTTCAATGACTTCACGACTTCCATCAATGAAAAGATCGAAGCATTTGAAGCCGAAGTCCGTCAGGCAATCGCCGATCATAACAAAGAGGTCGACGACCGCTTAACTGCTCAGGATACCAAAATTCAGGATTTCATTGACAAAATGACACAGGATTTTGAGCAGTTCAAGAATGACGTTAACGCTACGATTTCCGCAATGCAGAAGCAGATTCAGGATTTCATTAACGAAATGAACACATGGAAGACTGAATTTATTGCCGAGTGGAATACATGGAAAACTAACACTGAAAATGAATTGAATGAGTTTAAATCTAATCTGACAACGGAATGGACGAATTACAAAAATCAGATGGACGCAGATTTTGCTACATTCAAGACTCAGATTCAGAGTCAGTTTGAAGCATTGGAAACCAGTCTGTGGGCAGATTATACAAGACTCAAGTCGGAATTTACCGAAATGTGGTCTTGGATTAAAAACGCCAGTGAAGACAATTCGACATTGTATTTTGACGAAGCAGGTCATTTTAAAGTCAAAGTCAAAGCGCCGATTTCCGTCGACCCGGCAACAGGCAATATTCAGATGGATGTCAAAGCCGATGGCGGTTTAATCACGGATGAAAATGGAAATCTCATGCTGAACTTGAACAGCACTTTAGAAATTGATTCACAAGGAAAATTAGGTACAGTATTAACCTATGAGGAGGTCACTAATGGCTAGTAAAATAGTACAGTTGAAAAACAGCGCAGGCGAAGAATTAAATCCAATTCCTGCTTTAGCTTCACCGACAAGAACCGGGGGCGTTATGCCGGAAACGAAAACCTCAGCTATGACACAGGCTGTCGGCATGGATTCAACAGGAAAACTGTTTACGACACCCGCGCCGTCGGACTTAACGTATGAAGTTGTGAAATAGGGGATTTCTTTCCCCTTTCCTTCTTAAAATAGAAAGGAGCATAAAATGCCGAGTATAGATAAAAAAGTAGTTCAATTAAAAAATAGCCTTGATGAATTGTTAGACCCGATTCCTGCTTTAGCGGAACCGGGAAGAGTGGGTGGTGTATTTGCAAGTGCTAAAACTACGGAAATGACGCAACCTGTCGGAATTGATGAAAACGGAGCATTATGGACAGCCCCGGGCGGTGGAACGGAAGTAACGATTGACCCGAACGGAGGGTTACAAAATACCCCAAAGGGTTTATCCATTAAGGGCGATTCAACAGCGCAAGGTGGACCAGGAATTGCCACAGGTTCAACAGGCACATACTCGCCTATTAGTTCGGATGGTAAACGAGGGTCGATTATCGGTGTTAGTAAAACAGATCAACAGACCGAAGCCGTCGGCATTGGTTCGGATGGCAAACTGTATACAAAGCCGATCGGAGGAACTGGGGATATTGAAATTGACCCGGCCGGGGGTTTGGAAAAGGGTTCGGCGGGCTATGGCCTTATGCTTGCCGCAAATTCTGGTTTGGCCGTTGATGAAGATGGGTTGAAGATTAAACCGGATACGGCAGGAAGGGGAAGTGGATTATATGTAAGCACAGCAGGAATTCGTGTATCACAATCTACTAATAATAGCCTAGGTGGAATCGTTGGCACGGCTTCTACACCGACTCAGACGGAAGCTGTAGGTATAGACGATCAAGGAAGACTTTATACAAAGGCTATCCCTGTTGTTTCAAAATCCTTAACCCTTAATATCTACGTAAATAGTAACACTGGTAATGATTCAAATGACGGAAAAACCAAAGACACCGCAGTTCAAACTTTAAGACAGGCATTTAGACTTATTCCGGATGTAGCAGGAACTGTATATATTTATGCTACTGGCGAAGGAGAAGCAAACGCAGGATTCCCTTATCACGCTGAAAGTGTAACTATCATCGGTGATGAAACTAACGGTTATACGATTACAAGTCCTTTATATTTCATTAACTGCTCAAACGTAATGTTAAGGAATATTACATTCACTAATAAAACATCAACTTTAATCAATGTAAAAACTGATTGTTATATTAGTCTTTGGAACTGTACTATTGACCAGACATACGATACTACTACAACGCCTGAAACTCTTTCTTTGATTAAAGCTAATGCAAATATTGGAAAAGTAAGTGTTGCTATCGCTGGCGGTTCTTTCAATGTAAATGCGTTATGCTATTCTGCACAAACATTAGGGCATTTAGAAATTTGCTTGCTTACGCCATCTTCAGCGTCTACAATCGCTAAACCGCTATCAAGAAATAATGGTAGTACACCTACGGGAGCAATCTATTTAGTTACCGTACCTAACAAAGCTTCAATGCAAAACGTTACAATGCCGACAATTTATACAGGTGCAAGAGAAAGTTATATTGTAACTGGTAATAATATAGAATTGTTTAGTTCAGATATTACCATTAACGAAGCAATATTAACAAACGTATATCAAAAAACAATTTCAGGATTTACAATTAGTAATATTGTGCATGAAGCAGATTTACTATTATACGGAACAACGGTAAAACAGTTATATCTTAACTGGGATGGAGAAGTATTAGGAACTGGCACTATCATGAAAGGAAATTTCCAAGGTCTTGGAACTATTAGCTTTAATAGTTATATTTATACTTGCCTTGTTAAAATTAATACGACTGGCAGTGTAGAATTATACTCTACTTTTGATAGTAAAGTTACTATTCCAGCTAATACAGCCGTTACAATCATAGTAAAAAATATTAATCCGGGGGCTAGATTATAATGAAAAATCTTCTCTATCAAATTAAAAGCGTTCCAGTAAATACGATCATTGCAGGGGTGGGCGTTCTGCTCACTTCCCTCTTTGGTTCGTTGGATACCCCGCTCAAAGTTCTTCTCTGTTTTATGGCTTTGGACATTTTGACAGGTACAGGGCAGGCGTTCATCAATAAGAATGTGAATTCTTCATGGGTGACTGGCATTTTTAAGAAAGCCGGAATTCTGGTATGTGTGATTATTGGTGTTCAGCTGGACGCCATGACTGGACAAACAAACATCTTCCGCGCTGGGGTGTGTTACTTCTTTGTTAGCAATGAAGGAATTTCTATTTTGGAAAACCTCGGAAAGATGGGCGTAAAACTTCCTGCGTTTCTCACCGACGCTTTAGAACAACTTCAAGAAAAGGAGGAAATCAAAAATGAAAATCATTGATATTTCATCCCATAATGGTTACATTGATTTTGAAAAAGTCAAAGCCGATGGTGTAGAGGGTGTTATCATCCGGGCAGGTTATGGCGTTCAAGAAGATAACAAAGCGGTACAAAATATTCAAGGATGTGTCAAAGCTGGACTACCTTTTGGTTTATACCTTTATTCCTACGCTACCACGGAAAACAGTGGATATGAAGAAATCGAATTCATGCGCGAATTTATTCGCAAATATGACCTTTACCCGGAATTGCCTGTCTATATTGACATGGAAGATGCAGACAATTATAAACTGAATAAGGGTAAACCGTTATCGAAATTCCCTCAACTGTATACTAACATCTGTGAAAACTTCTGTCGGGAAATTCAGAATGATGGTTTTTACGTTGGTATCTACGCTTCCGAATCCGTTTTTAAAAGCATTTTAAAAATGGAAGATTTAGAACCTTATGATTTATGGGTGGCGAAGTGGTCATCGAACAAACCGACTGTCCGACATAATTTATGGCAGTATTCCAGTGATGGTAAAGTTAACGGCATTGCCGGGCGCGTTGACATGAACCAAAGCAAAATTAATTTCCCTGAAATCATCAAAGCAAGAGGTTTGAACAAATGGGTAACAGAATCTAAAGTAGATATCATGATTAATCAAGTGACGTTATCTCAGGTTGATGCCTTGTCTGATATGGGGTTCGATATCACTATTCTGTAATGGGGATTTTACCGGGGGTTTGAAAAATCATGCCCCGGTCTTTTTTAAAATCCTTTTCAACAAAAAATAAAATTGAAACAATAGAATAAAAATAAAGTCGATCAAAAAATTTTTTAGAAAGGAATGCTTATGACCTCAACTGAATTTGAAAAAAAATCTGAATCAATCTATTACAATTCAGATGAATTATGGTCACGAAACAGCGTGTTTAATTACGTTATCGGAACACGAGGCGACGGAAAGACCTACGACGCAAAGAAACGAATGGTCAAGCTATGGTTAAATAAGCGTAAAGAATCGATCTATCTGCGACGGTATAAAAGCGAGTTGAAAAAAATTGATACGTTTTTTGACGATATCGCGCATGAATTCCCTGACCATAAGTTAGAGGTAAAAAACAAAAAATTCTATTGCGACGATGAATTTTTCGGTTTTGCCGATCAGCTCAGCACCTTCGGTCAAGTCAAGGGTGCAACCTTTCCGAATGTCGATTTAGTCGTGTACGATGAATTTCTAATCGAAAAAGGTTCAAAAATGCTTTATTTATCCTATGAGGGCGACGCGCTCATGAGTTATTGTAGTTCGATCTTCCGAAAGAGAAAAGGCGTAAAAATGATCGCACTCGGAAACTCCACCTCGCTCATTAACCCACATTTTAGCTATTGGCAAATTGTGCCTGATCTATCCAAGCGATTTAATACATTTAAAAATGGTTTAATCACCGTAGAAAAGTTTACAGCGACCGCTTATGCTGAAAGCTTGGAAGAAAGCGACTTCGGAAAGCTTCTGTTAATGTCCCCTTATGGCGCTATGGCTGTACGAAACGAATTCGCAGAAGAAAAGAATAGCTTTATGGGTTCAAAGCCAAAGAACGCGATTTATTTCTTCGGTTGTTGCTATCAAGGGCAGGACATAGGGTTCTGGATTGACTACAAAAACTATTACATTTATGCGTCAACCAGCGTTGACCGGACACAACCGCCTTTCTTTTCCATGACAAGCAATGACCACTCAAACAATACAATCCTCTATCTTAAATCGGCGGATAAATTTTACTTTCCTCGAATCATAGCCAGTTACCAAAATGGCGGATTAATATTTGAAAACCCCTATATTAAGGGGCTAGTGTTGAGTATTCTACAATCGTTTTCTATTCGTTAAATTCTAGCAGTAACAGTTGCTCATAGTTTAGTTTGTCTGCTTCTTTGATCAATAGCCATGCTCGACGGCTGGTAACTTTATTATCAATCAAGCCAGCTTCTTCTTTCACCTCCATATTTTCGCAAAACCAACCAAGACCTATACAATAACAAATTAACTCTTGTAAGGCTTCTTCATCTAGATTTCTCCACTTTGTTTTATGAAAAGTTCCGTTGTGTAGAATTTTCACCATTTTCAACTTCCTCCCGCATTTCCTTGACAAAATCAATAACGTCAGTAATACCTTGTTTATCTAAATTCTCATCAAACATTTCAATAAACGGTTTCGCGTCTATGAGCCACGCTTGCATGGCGTAATAGAGAACCTCGATATCTACGATAGCATTCAAATTAAAATACCTAACTGCCTTCATGTCCATTAAAATTTCATTCAAATTTTCCATGATTGCGATAATTAATTCATTCTGCATAATTTCTTTTTATCCTTTCTAAGCATTCATCAAAGCTTTCCAACCGGGTTAATCCGACGTTCAATTCCTGAGCCATATCTAAATTCGATGCCACTTCGATCTTGTCTTGCTCGTCAAAATGATCATTCAGAAGAACCCCGGAATAAATCAAGGGTGCAATCGCTCCAACCAGTGAACGGGTCATTGCGATCATATAAGCAAGAATGTCTTCATCTGCTATCTTCTTATTCATTTAACAATTCCTCGAATTCTTTGTAGAAATCCATGTTCGACGGATTAATGACATGCCACAAGACCGATTTCTTCCCAGTGTATTCATCAAAGACTGATAAGTTCTCGCCCTCAATTAATAGATTCGTCGTCATTTCGATATATCCTAACTCTTTTGAATCCTTAACCGTCGAAACGATTTCAATGCGTAGCTTCTCGCCCAAGTCGGCGAGTTTAATTTGCGTGTTCAGAATGTCGTATTCCGTTTCTAACTGCGCTTGTCTTTCCTTGATAAAATTCAAATGTAATTCAACTGCCTTCTGATAAATGTTCATTTTAACACCCTCTCAATGAATCAATCAATGACCCATCCTTTCTAAAGTAACTAAATGTTAATTCACGCTTTGAGCCACAATACCAAACAATCGATTCTACCCGCACCCCGATGCACACTGAACCATCATATTCCATGTTATTATGAATGACAATCGAAATACTTAACATCTGAGCGCCTGTAATTGTTGATAATCTTTTATGCTCGCTTAACGCCTTTTCAATCATCGTGTATTGATTCATTCTCATTTCCTCCGTTTAAATTATTTCATCAATCGTTAAATCATCGTTAAACCAAATAGTAGTGGTATAAGGATCGATGGCAACATGCATATTGTTTTCATAAATATCAAGAACAGATTCACATTGTACGACGTAACCGGAGTGTCTTCCTAAATTAAACTTTACGTCGATAGATCGGAACGAATATTCATAATTCTTATACTCGTCTTCAATCTGTGCTTCATGTGCGATCAATGCTTGTTGGATTAAAGCTTTCTGAATTTCCATCATATTTTAGTACCTACCTTTCCCACTACTAGTATACCACTTTCACAAATAAAAGCAACACTTTATTTCAAAATGTGCTGTTATTTTTTTCACAAATAGGACAGCGAAAGACCCCATACCCTTTTTCTTTGATAATGTTTTGTAAATCTTCATTAATCCAATCGATTTCTAGAGATTCAAATTTAAATTCAACTCCGTATCTTATTACTTTTAATTCTACAACTCTCTCAAATGTTAAATCAACATTATTTTTCTTTGCTAATTCATAAATAGAACACAGTAAATCATAATAAGAATCTTTTGTTTCATAAATTGCTCTCAAAATCTTGTTATAATCGGTTGAAGTTACCATTTCAATTTTAAGCTCTTCCATTTGTTTGTACCTTTGTGCTGGTTTAAGCACCCTTTCTTTCTATAAGTATTATATCATATTTCAAGCGTTTTGTTTCAACAATAATTTTTTTCGTTTTCTATTAAATATAAAGATAATAACTTGATTATCTAGTTATCGAAACTAGATGACTTTATTTTCAATATGACTTGACAAATTTTTGAATGTTATGTTTCACGTGAAACACTGTCCCATTCCTCCCCGGTCTGTCCCTCTCGGCTATGGCAGACTATGGCCCGGCAGGTCATGGCCCGGCAGCCCAGACCCGCGCACAGCACAGAACACTATTCTACTGAGTAGCAGTGATCACCCCACACCCGCACTGTACTTCACTTGAGTTCCCCTCCACGTAACGCACACCCCAGCACCCTTGTTTAGTATTACTATACTTTTGTTTAGTGACACTAAAAACTCAGATGGGGTAGCAAGGGATAAAAACTTCAAA